CTCCTCTACAACGGATATTACAGCTTTTGTGCTTGTTTTTCCGCCGACCGATGAAGACAATCATTATTATGTTTTGCCTTACTTCTGGCTGCCCGAAGAAACTTTGCCGCTCAGAGTAAGGCGTGACCATGTTCCATATGATGTATGGGAACGGCAGGGCTACCTGAAAACCACTGAGGGAAATGTAGTTCACTACGGTTTTATCGAAAACTTCATTGACGAACTGGGACAAAAGTTTCACATCAAAGAGATTGCATTTGATAGATGGGGTGCAGTGCAGATGTCGCAGAATCTGGAGGGACTTGGCTTCACGATGGTGCAATTTGGACAGGGTTACAAAGATATGTCACCGCCGACCAAAGAACTGATGAAACTGACCTTGGAACAAACACTTGCCCACAACGGGCATCCTGTTTTAAGGTGGATGATGGATAACATCTTTATTCGTCGTGACCCTGCCGGAAACATCAAACCGGACAAAGAAAAATCCACAGAGAAGATTGACGGTGCGGTTGCCATGATTATGGCTCTCGACCGTGCAATTCGCTGTGGATGTGTATCTGATGAGTCGGTTTATGATTCGAGGGAGATGCTGGTTTTATGATGTACAATATCACCCGAAATTTCGCAGAATGATTGTCATTATTCACACTTGAATAGTGCCAAACAGTATGGTAATATACCTACTAACGAAAGGCACAAAGCCTTCGAAATCAACCTACGGAGGATAAAAATGACAAAGAAAGAACTGAACGAACAAAAGCATATGTTGAAAGTACTGACAGAAAACAAGGCACATACCGAACGTTTGACGGACAAAACCTGCAATGAAATTTTCGGGCTTCCAAAAGCAACCGTTCTGAGTAATATGGATACGGCGATTGTCAGAATGAAAGAAAAAATCGATGCCTATAACGCAGGTCAAAACAGCAAATAACGACAAGGAGTCCGGAAGGGCTCCTTTTTCATGAAAGGAATGATTTTCATTGGGTATTTTCAGCGGACTCTTTAAGTCCAGAGATAAGCCAACCAACAGTTACGACAGCCCGTCATACACATACTTTTTCGGCAGAAGCAATGCAGGAAAAAGAGTTACTGACAGAACAGCCATGCAGCATATTGCGGTTTATGCCTGCGTGAGAGTGCTGTCGGAGGCTATCGCACAGCTGCCGCTTCATGTGTACAAATACAATGACAAAGGAAAAGAGCGAGTGCCACAACACCCGCTCTATTTTTTACTCCACGATCAGCCAAATCCCGAAATGACATCTTTCGTATTTCGAGAAACCCTGATGTCCCATCTGCTGATTTACGGCAATGCCTATGCACAGATAATCCGAAATGGTAGAGGTGATGTTTTGGGATTGTATCCTTTGATGCCGGATAAGATGAAAGTTGACCGTGATGAAAAGAACCGCTTGATATATATTTACAGCCGTTACGATGAAGCAAATCCAAATATGAAGGAACAGGGAGATGTTGTACTCTATGCCGATGAAGTCCTGCATATTCCAGGTTTAGGGTTCGATGGATTGGTCGGATATTCGCCGATTGCACTTGCAAAAAATGCAATCGGCATTTCTATTGCCTGCGAGGAATATGGAGCATCGTTCTTCGGAAACGGTGCGAGTCCGTCAGGCGTTTTGGAACACCCTGGAGTAATCAAAAATCCGGAACGTGTACGTGATGCATGGCAGAGAGCCTATGGCGGAAGAAACGCCCACAAGGTTGCAGTTTTGGAGGAGGGCATGAAGTTCACACCCATTGCAATTCCGAATAATGAAGCGCAGTTTCTGGAAACCAGAAAGTTTCAGATTGAGGAGATTGCAAGAATGTACAGAGTGCCACTCCATATGATTGGCGACCTTGACCACGCTACATTTTCTAACGTAGAGCATCTGTCATTAGACTTTGTAAAATACAGCCTTGACCCCTGGATTGTAAGGTGGGAGCAGTCGTTGCAGAAGGCTTTGCTTTCTGATTCGGAAAAAGGACAGTATTTTATAAAATTCAATGTGGACGGACTACTGCGTGGTGATTACGCTTCCCGTATGCAGGGATATGCTACCGCAAGACAGAACGGCTGGATGTCTGCCAACGATATCCGTGAAAAGGAAGATATGAATATGCTTTCTGAGGAGGAAGGCGGTAACCTGTATCTCGTAAATGGCAGCTTTACAAAACTTGCAGATGCAGGAGCATTTGCAAATCCGGCAAAGGAGGAAGAAACTGAATGAAGAAATTCTGGAACTTCATAAAGAATGAAGATACATCAGAAACAGAGCTTCTGTTTAACGGCCCTATCTCTGAAGATACCTGGTGGGGAGATGAGGTCACACCCGCACTGTTCCGTGATGAACTCTCAAAAGTAAGCGGAAATCTGACAGTCTGGCTGAACTCACCGGGCGGCGATGTGTTCGCAGCAAGTCAGATTTATTCCATGCTGAAAAATCATAAAGGCAAAGTTACCGTGAAAATTGACGGTATTGCTGCATCAGCGGCTTCTGTTGTAGCAATGGCTGGCGATGAAACGCTGATTGCGCCGACGGCCATGATGATGATTCACGACCCTTCTACATCAGCAATGGGCAATAAAGCGGATATGGAAAAGGCAATTGAACTTCTGGAAGAAGTCAAGGAGTCTATCATCAACGCATATGAAACCAAATCCCATCTCAGCCGAAATAAGATTGCAAAACTGATGTCCGACGAAACATGGCTCAATGCGAAAAAGGCGCATGAGATGGGATTTGTTGACGGGATTCTCTTTGCCGAAAATAAGAAACCTTTCCCTCCCGAAGAGGGGGAAGAAGAGCCTGACGAGGATGAGAAAAAGGAAGATACATTGACCGCTATGACTTATTCAAAATCAAAGAATCTATCTGCGTTCTTATCAAAGGTATCTGCATCGGCAGAACCTGTCAAAGGCACACCCATTGACCAGCTTGAAAAAAGACTGGCATTACTGAAATACTGACAGGAGGATTTTAACTATGGCTATGACGATTCAGGAACTGAGAGAAAAGAGAGCGAAAGCTTGGGATACAGCACGTGATTTTCTCGACAGCAAGAGAAATGCAAACGGCGTTCTCAGCGAGGAAGATTCCAAAACATATGATGCAATGGAAAAGACCATTGTTGACCTTGGCAAGGAAATACAGCGTCTGGAAAGACAGGCTGAAATTGAAGCAGAAATGAACAAGCCTACTTCAACACCTGTTCTCGGCAAGCCTGCCACACCGGACGTAACGGAAAAGACAGGTACAGCAAGCGACAGCTACAAAGCGGCTTTCTGGAACAGCATCAGAAATCGAAACTGGATTGATGTCAATAACGACCTGCACATTGGCACAGATGCAGAGGGCGGTTATCTTGTTCCAGACGAGTTTGAAAGAAAACTGGTGGAAGCATTGGAGGAAGAAAGTATCTTCCGTCAGATGGCAACGGTTATCAAGACTTCCAACGGCGACCGCAAGATTCCGATTGTGACTTCCAAGGGCGAAGCAGTCTGGATGGACGAGGAGCAGCAGTATACGCTCTCCGATGATACATTCGGTCAGGCATCGCTTTCCGCATATAAGCTGGGAACAGCAATCAAGATTTCTGAGGAACTGCTGAACGACAGTGTATTTGACCTGCCGTCCTACATTGCCCGTGAATTTGCCCGTCGTATCGGTGCAAAGGAAGAAGAGGCATTCTTTGTTGGTGACGGCAAGGGCAAGCCGACAGGTATCTTCCATACCGTAGGCGGTGCAGAAGATGGTGCAACAACAACCGGTGCAAACATTACCTTTGATGATGTGATGGAACTGTTCTATTCTCTCAGAAGTCCGTACCGCAAGAAGGCTGTGTGGGTTCTCAACGATTCCACGGTTAAGGCACTTCGTAAGCTGAAGGATAACACAGGCAACTATATCTGGAATCCGTCTGTGCAGGCGGGTGTGCTGGATACCATTCTCAATCGCCCTTACAAAACATCAAGCTATGTGCCGGAAATCAAGGCTGGCAACAAGTGTATGGCATTCGGTGACTTTAGTTACTACTGGGTGGCTGACAGACAGGGACGCTCTTTCAAGCGACTGAATGAACTCTTTGCTATGACCGGACAGGTTGGCTTTCTTGCAAGTCAGAGACTGGACGGCAAACTGATTCTCCCGGAGGCTATTAAGACACTTACCATCAAGAAAGCGTGATGTAAATGATAACGCTGAAAGAAGCGAAAAATTATCTGAGAGTGGATTACGATGAGGACGACAGGTTGATTCAGAATCTGCTGCTTACAGCTAAAAATCTGGTAATGGACGTTGGCAGAATGGACGAGGATGCTTTTGCCAGAAATGAAGATACGGTGCGGAC